CGTTCAAAGTGAACGGCAAACAAATCGAAATGTGTCGCACAACAAATGAAAAAACTGTAAAGGATTTTATTAAATGTACGAAACTTCCGGAAAATACGCAAATATGTTTTTTGGATGACCTATTTCATCCCAAAATGAATTATGAAAATGTATATTACATCAAACTAAAAGCTTACAAATATGATTTGCCGTTTGATGAAATAATAAAACGTTTTACCAACAGTGAAATTGGTAAAAAATTATTGAATGACCCGCAAGATTTTCATGATTACATGAACGAAATTTTTAATACTTATAGCTATGTCCCCAAAACAAAAGAAGAACAGGATATTGATAAAATCATTACCAAACAAACGATGCTTTATTTACAAAATTTCTTTCATTCAAAACAACTCACGACGATTCGAAAAAATAGCGGTATATCAATTCCTAAACCAGTTATTAAAAGTAAAAAAACAAATAAAAATATTAGAAATTTGACTTTGAAAAAGAGATGAAAGAGAGAAAACCCAGAACCCTAACTCGTTGTTGTTTCTAACCCGAACAATGTTCTTAATCGAGATTCAATAGGTGATAAATTATTCATTAAATATTTATCTAACGCAGTCGTGGTGAATATGAAAACCGCTGCGGAAAATACAATTTTACGGTCTAATTCGGTAAATTCAACCTTTCTAAATCGGTTAAAACGATACATTAAATACAGACAAATATAAATTTTAATATAATAACTCATGATTGATATATATTCGGGATTTATAATTGTAAACCCGAGAGAAAGTGTAATAACGGAAATCCATGAAAGTATGATAAAAATATTAAATGCGTGGTCTTGAATATAATATAATAATCCTTTTTTTGACATATTATTATATTATAATTATAAAATAATTTTCTTATAGGTTTGATTTTCGATTTTATATGTTACACATTTTTACGAGTCTTAACTCTTTTCCTACGTTTTTTATTGACACGTGATGTGCGTTTTTTGTTTTTACCAGCTTTCCTAGTTTTCTTTTTTCCGCGGATTCTTTTTCGGGTGCGTTTTCCTCCAGGACTGCGTTTTCCTCCAGGACTGCGTTTTCCTCCAGGACTGCGTTTTCCTCCAGTTTCCATTTTTTCTTCTTCAATAGATTCTTCCGCAGGTTCATTAGATTCATCCACCTGTTCAATAGATTCTAACTCAGGCACTGGACCATATATCTCTTCTCCGTTACTAAAATACAATGTTGGATTTTCATCAGTGTCTTCTTTTATTTTATAATGACCATTTTCTTCATCAACCATTACTAATGTTCTACCGTCTTCTAATATAATCTCATTAATCTCATTTGCTTGATTATTAATCTCATTTGCTTGATTATTATCAATAATCGCCTGGTTAATCAAAGTATTTAGTTTTGGATTATTTGGCAATAATTTTTTTGGTGGTATTTTACCACTCTTTGTATTCGTTGTTGTTAAATTATACAATCTATCGGTAATTACTCCAATAATTTCATTTAATTTTTTAAATTTTTGAGCTGTTTTTTTTAACACTACATTTGATAGTTTATTTAAATCTTCAATTACGTTTTCTGTAACCATTGCCTGTTCTGTTGGTGGTGAATATTTTGGATACTTTTTACCTACATATCTAAATATATCAACGGATTGTTGTGATTGAGATGAATCAACATCACTATCAGATAAACTTACGTCTGTTTGAGTTCCACTTTGGCTTACATCATTATCAAATCCATCATAATCAGTGTCGGAAGAATCAGAATCCGTATCAATAATTGATTGACATATAATATTTTGTAATAATTCATCTAATTTAGACACAACAACTGTATTATTATCTGAAATAAATATATTATATTTTTCTGGTATAGTGGTTCCTGAAGTAACTGTTGGCTCTTTATAAGCAATCATTTCAATTAATTCACGTAATATTCTAATAATCGGTCCAGTTTTTACATTATTTACCGCATCTAATTCAATAACTTCAATATCTGTATACATTTGCGCAATTGAACAATTTTTTAGTTTTTCAATATTGTCTTTTCGTTTTTTGTCTTTCTTATCTTTATCTCCAATAATACGAGCTAATTTAAATCCGGGTTTAAGAACTTCATTTACTAATATAAGCATTGCGTCCGGAGTAACACTTGGAGTAAGTAAAACAGGGTATCCCGTTATATTATCTTTTTTATTCTTTTGTTTTTTAGTTACTTGTCCAGTTTCTTCGCTTTCATTTATATCCTCAGATTCATCCATAGTTTCATCATTCGAATTTGTAAAAAATGAGGGTATTTTTAATTTTTCTTGAATAATATAATTATAATATTCTAATTTTGCTGGTTCATTTGAATAATTTTGTCTAACATCGTTGATAATGTCATATATTTTTTTGCGTTTTGTATCTGTTTGGTTTGTATCTGTTTGGATTGTATCTATAAAGGTAAAATAATTATTAGTATCATCTGTCTTTATCATTTCACCTTGTTCATTTGTTAAATATCGAATATCTATAAATTCGCGTGAAAATCTTAATATATCTCTGTTTATCTTGTCACTTAATTCGGGGTCCATTTTAGAAACATTTTTTGGTACCATATCAATCGCAGCAAGAACATAATAATTTTCACTACTCAGGTATTTACTATTATCTACATTTGTTATAAATTCCATATTTTCTTTTTTAACTACATTATTTGTTTTAAATTCCATATATTCATCTTCATCCGTAATAAAATACATTATTTTTTTTAAATTACAGTCAACTGATAACAATGTAACTGGAAATTTATTTTCATTGTTCATTGTTCTCATTGTAAATTTATTATGGTCTCCTTTACCGTTAATTTCAATAATAAATTTGTATGATTTATTTTCAGGACCAAACATGTCAAATTCTATAAAATGTTTTAAATCCGTAAAATATAAAGCACTTTGCAAAAATGCGATTAATAATACAAGCGAACTTATTAATTTATAGATAATTTCGTTTTTATCATTTTCGTTATTCAACCAAAACACATAATCAAGGTCGGCACTTGTTTTAATTTCGGCATAAAGTAAATATCTGAACAAATCACCTCCCGATACAGAAGTATAACCTTTGTCATTTAGAAGTAAATATAAACAAAAAATACTTGATATGAGTCGACTTAATTCACGCAAGCTTGGTAATTTTCTAACAGGGTCTGGTTTATATCGATGGTCACTATTATCAAGCATGTATAAATTTGGATAATAGTCTAATAACTCGGTATCAAAATAAGAATAAAAATCTTTTAAATTTTCATATGTTTCTTCTTCGATTTGTTGTCCATCTTGAGTTATTGGCTTTCTCTCCACAGGACAATCATCTTCAACAACGGATTCTTCTGTTTGTATAACAGGTTCGGTTATGATTTGATTGTTGTCACCATTACCACCATAATAATAGATCGGTTTTTTAGTTTGTTTCTCCATATTTTTTGAAATAACTGTAACTTTCGCATTAGATACGGTAGCGGCCCATTCTATTATTTGAAAAATTCTTGATTTTATTTCATCTAAATGAACAGGGTACGTTAAATAAAATGGGTAAATATCATCTTTTATTAAAAGAAATAATTTCATTATACCGTGTTGAAGCGTTTTATCTTGTTTCGTCGTTTCATCATCAAACATTATATTATTTAAATCTAGTTGATTTTCAAATGTATATTTTAAGGCATTCCCTCTTGCAATCGCAAAAGGTAATATATTACGTGGTAAAAATTTCAATAGGGGAAGAAGTGTCACCAAATAGTTGATATTAAAAATATAATATTTGGATTCATTTTCAGAATATTCAGTTAGAAAATTCGGTTTAATATACGAATCGTATAATTTTTCATTCACTTCACATGTAACAAAAGTAAATAATATTATTTTGCCTTTTGTTTTGATATGATTTAAAAATTTATCATCACGAGTATCCCCATTATTCCATTTAATAACAATATTGTGACTTACATGTTTATAAAATAATATATCAGGATGTTTGTTTTTAAAGTTAAAATGCTCAATTGTTTCGAGTTCTACCGTAAAGTCATTTTGTTCGATATAACTTTTAAGAGAAGCTTTACTAATATAAACCATGATAGATGATGTTATAGGTTTCACAAATTCATCATCTTTATTTATCAAATAATATTCTCTATGATTGTTTAACGCTTCAATGTAATATGAATTTTTTGTATTATTGTTTTGTTGTTCAGGTGACAACGATAAAGAATCTGGAATTATTTCACTTTGTAATTTTTCTATATAACCAGGAATATTGGGTGCGATTTCATTCATAAATGGTTTCTTCCAGGATAATTCAACAACTTTATCATCATTCTTGATGAAGTCGATTTCAGATTTGATGAATTCGTTTTCATATATAAATTCATTTACTTTTTGTAAATACGCTCTAAGATTATCCATATCATTTGAAAAATTGGCATCTGGTAAAATATTATAGTCACTATCTTCATTTAATCTATTTTCTTGATTATTTTCTTCATTATTTTCTTGTTCAGGTTCAGGTTCAGGTTCATTTATAATTTTATTATTCGCATCTATTTTATCAATATCTATATCTTCAGGTTCATTGTCCATTATTTTATTCACTAATATATGTGTCTATAATAATATTACTAAAATACATTTATTATAAATAAAAATTAAAAATTTAAATAGTAAAATATTATATATAACAAATATATAATGAGTCAATTAAATTATGGTGAAGTATCTTCTTCGCAAAGAGTAGATTCAGCGAATTTAAGAATATATGAAAGAAATATTCCATCTCAAATATTACAACCATATTTGAGTGTAAGACCCGTCATGACTAAATATTCCCTTATGCCTATTGTTGACCCTCGCGCTCCTATTAATGTCCCTATGGAACAATTACCTATTTACAATAGTGAAAAAGTATTTAATCCAGGAAATGCCACTGCGCCATGGTCTGGTTACGCCTCGAATGTTAATGTAGAGTCAGACTTACAAAACCGGATTTTTGCCCTACAAAAATGCAGTCAAGCAGTCTATGTTCCTAGTAGTGACAGCGATTTATATAAATTCGGTTTTAAACCAAACAATGAAACGGCACAACCTTTCCCAAATTTATTCAAAAATGAACATTTTAGCGATTTCAATCCTAATCCAGAAAATATCGGTCATGGTGTCTTCTTAAATTCTACTCGTCAACAGTTGAAAACGGTGGGTGACCTATATGCGAACAAAGATGTTTATAATTGTGTAAATAATTTGATTGAACAAAAAAACCCTCAAAAAGATGTGAAACCTCCCAATAGTAAGCCTACACCAAATAGTAAACCTACTACAAATACTAAATAATACATTTACGATTTATAATATATTTATTAAGCTATATAATATATTATAAATGGCAGAACAACCTCCGGAAAATCACAATCAAAACCAAAATAATGTAAAAAGCTATAACCAATTTAACTATGTAGACCAGCTTACACTGGAATGTCTTATGAATAAAGACCAATATTCTTTACACATGAAAAAACCCACTACTTCTAAAAAAATCAACAATAGCGACCGTAAATTCTACAAGAAACGAATATATGATTTAACAAAACAATTACTAAATAATCAACCCACTGAAAAAATGTTTCCGGATGTTGTATTTTCTTTTGAATCCTATATTAAGGCGTGTATTGACTATTTTAAAGTTCTGGATAAAAGCGATATACTACAACAAGATTACCAAGATATTCCGGGGGAAGAAAGTTTTCCAGCAGAATTAAATACAGACCATATAAGTACACCACAAGATGCTGACCAATTAATGTTACGTTCCATTAAAATACAAGAACCAAACGCTCTTGAAAAATTGGTGAAACGGACAAGCACAAAACTGAAAAAGCCAATGATTTTACCAAGAGAAAAAGATATTAATTTAAAAGACCCCAATTTAAAGAATAAAGGAATTCGTAAAAAGAATAATATCAATAATAAATATGAAGACGAAAAAAAATAATAAATATAGAAAAAGTGGAAAAGGAAGAAAAGAGAGAAAATACAAAAAAGGGGGAAGCAAAAATAAAACACAAAAAATACAAAAAATACATAAAAAAATAGTTGGGCCTGTTTTAGAAAAACAACAAATGAAAGTCAAATGCGCCCCCAAGGCTGATAAAGAACAAAAAGATTATACATGTTATGACGATGAAGCACTTTATAAATTAAAAGAATTATGGAACGCTCGACACCCAGACACATTAATCAAAACCAACGACACCAAACAAATATGGAATGAATTGAATAATTATTTGAAAAGTTCCTGTAATAAAGAGTCGTGTTGGTTAGAACAAAAATTCGTGGACACAAAGGTAGCGCGAGATTTAGAAACCGAATCTTTTGCTCCCGAATCGCCAAAAGAATGGAAAATCAACCCGAATGAGTGGCTATCTAGTGTGGATATTATAAATGTTATGAAACAGTACGAAAAAGCATATAAATGTTTTGATTTTATTGGACCATCACCGATAGATTATGACACCCATGAATTATACGGTGAATGTGTGTGGGAGGAGTTGTGTCATTTCAATTTGGAAGACGAAATCAAAAAAGGTCGTTTTAAAATAGGTATTATTTTTAATTTAGACCCGCATTACAAAGGTGGTTCACATTGGGTCTCGATGTTTATTAATATTAAAAAGGCGCAAATATTTTATTTTGATAGCGCAGGTGATGCGATTCCAAGGCAAATTAAAAAATTTGTAAATACTGTAAAAAAACAAGGAATGGCGCTACCTGCTGGAGAAAAAATCGATTTCAAATTTGACCAAAATTATCCAGTAGAACATCAATATGGGGATACTGAATGCGGAGTTTATGCGATTTATTTTATTGTTCACATGTTGGAAGATAAGCATACCACGGATTATTTTAAAACCCACATATTAAAAGATGAATATATGGAGAAATTTAGAAAGGTGTATTTTAACGAGGACTTGTAACATTTTATATATTTATTTTGGAACTACCAGTTTTATTTCTAATATATTCTATACAATCTTCTATTGAATAATTAGTGCTATATAACTGATATTTTTTTGTTAATAAACTAAATACACTTTGGTCATGACGATGTTCAATAAAACAATCTAAATTTTGTGAGGTTGATGGAGAATCGTCTATATTATGGTAATCACAACACAAATCATACCACAACTTTATTAAAATACGTGTTTTTTCACATATTAAAAATAATAACGCACCTGCTTGATGTTGTGATGTGTCTAAATATTTATTTTCTAATAAATTCAATAATAATATTAAATCCATTTTATTATATTCCTTTTCTAATGCGGTTTTTGAGCCAATTATATATTCTGTTTTTACCAATTCCATATAATTTATAATTTTATCTTTTTTTCTAATATCAATTTCACAACCACAATCAGCATATAATAATACATCACCATCATGAAGTTGTTCTATTGTTTTTTTTATTATATATGATTTCCATATCCAATAACCATATCCTCTTGTATTATTTTCAATAAAATTTTTGTGTTGGGTCCAAAATACATTGTCATTTTTTAAATAATCATCTGTATATGATATTATTTTATCGAATATACATAAATTATTTGCTTGTTTTATTAATCTATCACTCGCATCATAATAATTTGTGTTTCCAGCACTAAATGTTATAAAATATTTTTTATTCATTATATATAAATTAATTATTATAGTATTTAAATATTTTTATTCATTAATAATAATATAATGAATAAAACAATAATTCTTGCCTGGACACATAAAACATCAAATTTAGAAACAACCGATATAGAAAATTTTTGGGGGTTAGGAGATATTATTAGAGGAACAATCAAAATGTATTTTTTATCAAAAAAAATGAATTTTAATTTAATTGTTGACATTCAAAATCATCCAATTTCACAATTTTTAAAAATACAAACACATGAATATAGTAATTTAATATTAGAAAATAAAAACAATATAGAATTTATATTTCCAGGAAATGTAGAAACGTATATTAATAATAATAATAGAAATATTTTATTTTTTTTTACAAACGACCATTATACTCAAGATATAACTAATGATTGTAAAGATTTTATTAAAAATTTATTAACACCAAATGATGAATTTAAAATTTTTTTTGATAATAAAATAAAAGAACTACCATTTAAAATATTTAATATAATACATTTTAGATTAGGGGATGGCGAAATGGTAAGAAATGAAAATATCTCAATGTCATTATTTGATATAAATTATAATAATTTAATAAATAATCATGATGAGAATGATGTATTAATAAGTGATTCAATACATTTTAAAAAATATATTAAAGATAAAATTGATATTTTTATGTTTGATACAAAAGTTGGTCATTTTGGATTTCATAAAGATGATAAGTTATTAAAAGATACTTTATTTGAATTTTTTATAATAAGTAAAGCAACAAAAATAAAGTCTTTTTCGGTTTATTCATGGAAATCTGGTTTTGTTAAAATTATAAGTGAAATATATAATATTCCAATTGTTACATAAAATAACATTATATAAACATTATATCAACATTATAATATAATAATTATAATATGATAATTATAATATAAAGATTAAAATATAGTTATTGTAATAATTTTATGAAAATTACTATTTTCGGTTCGTGTAGACAAGACTCATTATATAATGATTATGAAATAACAAAAATAAAAAATGATATATCATATCCACATTATACAAAAGAGGTAATAGAAATAATAAATTTTATAAAATATAATACAATTCAACCAGAAGATACAACAAATATATTTAGAACACCTATAATGAATCAAAAGCCAATTTATTCAAATAATTATAAAAATGATTTTGATACGACTGATGTATTTATAATTGAAATCTCAAGTAAATTATGTTATGAATATAACAATAACTATGTTCATCATATTATATACGATATGGATGAATATATAAATAATGAGGTTAAAAATAATATTTTAAAAAGAATACAGACCGATGAAGAAATCGAAAATGATATAGTTAAAATAAAAAAAGAATTAGAACATTCCAAAATTATAATTGTAGGACACATTGTTACGTATGAGAAAGGAGAAAGATATAATTTGATTAAATTACTTGAACAAATATGTGCGAAACATAATATTTTATTTATAAATCCTGTAAAAGAATTTAATAAAAGAGGATACGACATTAATAATATGACTCTTCAAGAAGATAAAATAATGCATTACAATGAAACAGGACATAATGTAATAAAAACAATATATAAAGAATACATTAATTATCTATTAAGTGATGTTAATTATTTAATTGTATATAATTCAAATTTAAATAAAGTAAGAATTGGTTTGAATAGTGGTAGTATCGAAAGTAATAATATAGATGACGGAGGTTATGTAATATTAGATGGATTGGATTATAATTTATTATTATCATGTGGAATTTCTAATGATATACGATTCGAAAATAAATTTTTAGACAAATATAATAATATAAAATGTTATGCGTTTGATGGAACTATTAATTCTTTACCCGATGAAAATTTTAATAAAAATATTAATTTTATAAAAAAAAATATCACGAATACTAATACAATTGATACAACTAATTTATTAGATATAATTGATAATAATGATAATATATTTTTAAAAATGGATATAGAAACAAATGAATTTCAATGGTTGGAAATAGTTAATACTGAACAATTATTAAAATTTAAACAAATAGTTATTGAATTTCATTTTGTATTTCAAGAAAGTAATTTTGTTGATGATTTATTTAGTAAGTTATCATTCCCCATAAGTGTTGAAAGACGAATAAATTGTTTAAAAAAACTTGCGAATACACATTATTTATTACATTTTCATCCAAATAATTGTTGTGGAACTATATTTTATAATGGTATTGAAATTCCAAATGTATTTGAATGCACATATGTTAGGAAAGACTTATGTAATGATATTACAGTTAGTAATAAACAAATTCCTGATAAACTTTTAGATATAAAAAATACGAATAATACAGATATTTATTTATCTGGATTTCCATTTTCATTTTAATAAAATAACAAAAAACAATATATAAATAAATCACACTATTTATATATTATATATTCACTTGAAATAAAATGTCGACATCATTTATCACGAATGAAAATATTGATTTATTATGGGAAATTATTTTAGAAGAAGAATTTATTAGAAAAGTTGTGTCACGAGAGAAAATTGTAGAATTCCGCAATTATTTTATTGTTCAAATAAAGGAATTTCAAAATGCCACCGCAAAACTAAATATACCATTGGTTCAATTGAATAAACAGTTTATAACTAATTTTATTATGGTAATGAGGTCGCAACAACCACAACCTCCTGTACCGCCACCCAACCAAAATAAACAATTATATACATCACAAGAAATACAAGCTGAAAGAAAAATTCAATTCGAAAATGATTTAACCAAAAAACAGAATGAATTTACCCGCGGTATGTCGGTGCCTGTGCCAGAAATTCCCAAATTCAGCGAGGATTTAGATAAACCAATCGGGAGTGCCATGGATGAATTGATTGCCAAAACCTTGGCTGAAAGAAACTATGACATACAACAAATACAACGACAAATGCCGGGTCCTCCACCTCAACAAAAAACACAGCAAACACAACAGCAAATCAAATATATTAAAATTGGTGAAGAACTAAAAGGTCCAGTAATGACACCGATTGATGTAACTGATGTATTTGATAGGATACCTGTAACTGAAAAAACAACGGGACCGGTAAAAAATGTATCATGGGGCGAAAATGAATATCAAGAATACAATTCAGGTCAACAACAAATTCAAGATGATAACGGGTTTAATCATTTGTTTTCAAAATTAAAAAAGACGACATCACAAAGTCAAGAACAACAAGATATACAAGATTTAAAAATGTCGGTAAGTGAAATTCAAAAACAAATGACGAGTATTCATGAAAAAATAGAAATTCTTTTGAATAGAATAAAATAAATAATATAAATATATTTCATATTATAATATAATTAGTATATATTACAATAAAAAACCAAATGTTTATTTCGCGTTTCTTATATATATATATTATATACAACATATTTTGGTTATATGTTACATATATAATAATCACTGCGGGATGTAAACATAAGACCCAAAAAAAACACAGAATAGATAATAAAAACATAAAATATATAAAATACAATTATATTACCAACAAAGACACCGTTTGGAATCATGGTGAAGTCGCATGGGAAACCGGATGGGAAAAAGAAAAAACGGAACTCCAGACACAACCATTATTTATCGTGGAATATGATTATTCGTCCTCGAATATGGAATTGAAAAATCAAAACAAATGCGACGAGACTATACAAAATCAAAAAATATATTTGAACGCGTCTTTTTTTGGATTCTTGAAAATATTTTACGAAGAATTTTTACGGAGGGACAATTTTATTATTCAATTTGAAAACATCGAACAATCATTATATAATTCGGTGTTTTTATTATTTTCGCTTTTCATGAATATTGGTTACAAACAAAGCAAGAAACTAGAGATTCTTGCCCTTTCAAGCAATAGTATTAGCAATAGTAATAGCGGAATGAATGATTCGCGTTATTTGAATCAATATATGAAAATAAAAAAGAATTCAATGAGCTTTTTTTTGGTGGTATTTTATATTTTTATCAAAAACGTCGGTATAGCCGAATGATTTTTAAATCTTTTTCACCACTTTTTGTCCCTTGCTATTTGTTTCAACAGTACCAACCATGACTGGTTCAAACCCAGGTTTTTCAAGTGCCTGAAAGTAACTATCGTAATCATATAAATTACCAAGTCGTTCATTCATTTTACGATAAATATATTTTTTACCACTAATAGTAACCTCTACACCTTTCCATTCAACCAATGTTTTATTCATTTTCGCTACAGTATCGCTTTGTTCCAACAATATAGATGGATTATATGAAAATGTAGTCGGGTTTGTTTCACCAAATTGAATACAATGTAGATTCTCTTTTGAACCGCGTTTGGAATAAACCGCGCAATCAATGGATGATTCTTTAATAGCCGTTAATAATTGATTTGTAACTTCTTCTTTAATAGTGGAAATTTCAAATAATGCTTCATCACTCGTGAGTGGTATATATGCCATTTTATCTTTTCCTTCTTTACCCTCTTTTCCGGCTTCTACGACCTTGTATTGTCTTTTACTCAAATCTTTGTTCTTCAATTCAATCGACAAATCGCTATCTATTTGTGATTTGGTAAACGTCATCAAATATACAAAAACTTCTACGGTTTGTAGTTTTTCAGGCAGGTCTTTATGACTACAAATACGACGCGCTCTACCGATGACTTGGTCTAAACGCGCTGGGTGCCAATATGGCTCCATAATATGGACATACCTCGTATTTCGTAAATTAATACCTTCTGACCCAGACGCTGTAATCATTAATACTTTGATAATTTCACCGATGTTATTATTATTCGCAATATCCGTGAGTTCTTTATACATACCTGGTGCAGATACCTCAAAATCATTCCAATTACTATTGTAAATATTACGAATAACCTCTTTTTCTTCTGCGCTTTCTGTTCCTGTATAAAGGGCAAAAGTTGGTTTCCCTCGGTCATCCTCTGCTATATCTAATTCCCAAATACCACTGGTGTTTTTCTTTATTTTAAATTGAGTGAAACCATTTTGTTCCAATACTAATTTGAATATACCGATACCTTCTAATGTTCTAAATTGACTATATACCAAATGTAACCCAGGATGGTCTTCATCTTGAATATTTTCCAACATGTGAAGATATTTAGGACTATAAGTCTCCAAACCTCGAGGAGACAATATTTCATCCGCATGTTCTTTCAAATAATAAAGGGTTGCCTCAATTCGTTTTTCATAGGTGCGTTTTTCATTTGGGTCATTTGCCATATTATCAATCACATCGTCTCCTTCTACAACACCCTCCCAATTCCCATGTTCTTCGTCCAAATCCAAATCGACATCCATATCTTGACCACCTTTTTCTTCCTTGGGTTTCTTCTTTTTCTCTTTCTCTCCCTGTGTCAAAATCTCACTATATAATTTAGTCAAACTATCATCCTTCTTTTCTTTTTTATCTTCACCTCGAGTTTCTTCACCAATTTCTTCTAATTTTGGACGCAATTCGGCTTCCTTGGTTTCATCACCTTTGGTTTGGTCTGCTTTTCTTTCAGGAAATGGTCTTCCGGGTGGTCTAGGAACGACAAAATTACAAAACAATCTCGAAAAAATACGATAAGTAGATGATGATTCTTTATAGATACCGTTTTTATCCATGACACTCATGTTCTTTCCCGTATTTTTTTCCAGTTTTCTTTCTTGTTGTCGCGCCTCTTCATAAATATTAAACTGGTAATCACTCATTGGTATTTTAATGACATGATAATCCATTGCCTTCTCATATCTAGGTAATAATTGTTCGCTCGCACTTTTGAAATAAGAGGTGAGTCCCAATATTCGTCTTTTGAATAATTCTTCATTTATCATTTTTCCTGTATTAGATTCAATAAAACGATTTTTAAAATCTTCAAACGTATCTGGTAATGCTTTATACATGTGAACTATAATGCCACTACCAATAACATCAATACCATTCTTTCCTAATAAATGTATAATATTCTTTTTGAATTCATCATCACTTACAGCACCACGGTCAACCATTACTGTTTTACCCGTCATTTTATCAACAGACTCTTTCTTACTGTTTGTCACCCCGCGGTAACTTCCGTCTTTGTTCTCTCTATTCTCAAACCCAAAAGGATTTCTAGTGACAATTAATTTCTTATTATTTGATGTGTAATCCATGTAATCCAATATTTTTTCCTTTTTGAATATTTCTTGTAGCGATTCTTTGGTTACTTTTTGACCGGCTTTGACATCAAGTGGGAATTCCCAGGTTTTAATATACCCGCGCAACATGTTGAATAATATGGCAACTTCATTAGGGTAATTGATAATAGGGGTGCCCGATAATAAAACAATACGCGCATTACTTGCGCTCATTAATAATTCATACAAAATCAACGACAATGAACGTGCTACGCGTTCTTTTTTCCCCTTGTTGTTGAATGGAATTTCCTTTTCTTTTTCCAGTTTGTTGACAATACGACTGATTAAATTGTGCGCCTCGTCAATCACTACAACCGCATCGTCAAAAATATTGGTTTCAAAATTATTCGTCATTTCCTTTAATTTGGCTCTTCGTAACCCGTTGTAATTAATAAATTTATATTTGGTTTGTATCATTTCGTCGATTTGCTCATTCAAACTTTTCAATTCAGGTGGCATTAAATCATCAATATTACTTTGCTTTTGTTTTACGTTCACTAACCACGCGCCCCTTTTTCTCTCAATGTATTCCTTTGATAAATTCAAAGCGGTCGATAATGCATCGACTAATTCTGGTTTGTCCACGGTAGAAATCCATTCCCAGTACTGACTAGTTTTGTAAATAGGGTCGCCGAATTTTTTTATTTCTTCTATGTAATTTCGGCGTAATGAGGCGGGAGTCATGATGACTACTTTTTTTGTACTCTTCATACCCTCCGCGAGAGCAATAGAGGTGCCCGATTTACCAGACCCCAATGAGTGAAGGACGAGTAGCCCACGGTAAGGCGTATACATATTCATGTAATCCCTCACTAATTTTTGATGGGCTAATAAAGTAACACCATTCCCTTGTTTCGATATACTTTCACATGTAACAGGGCTCGTATCATTCATGAATTGTTCTCGATATGGTTGAAACAGTGAATTAATAAAATTTACAAATATTTCACGATTATTCATGTAATAACTGGAAACCTTAATATCCACATGTTGTTTTGGTGGTGGTAATCGTTCTACCATTTTGGCATTATCCAGGAGTTCCATTTCTTTTTCGGTTAATACTCTTTCACCTTTAGGTGGTTTTTGTGTTTTTCGCTCGGTAGGTTTTTCCTCAACATCCAAAACTATTTCTTTCTCCGGTTTCTTTTCAGGAACATAGACTGTTTCGTCCTGTTCTTCTTCGACCAGTGTCAGTTTAGGTTTGGTCGTTTTCTTTACTTTTGTTGTTTTGACTTCAATCGCTGTTTTTGGTTCAGGTTCCTTTTTCTCAGTCACCGGTGAAACTTTACGCTCACCCAATTTGACCGTTTCTTTTACTGTGACTTTACCTAATTTATTCATTGCTAATTCAGTGCGTAATTTTTCAATATCAAAATCGGGATTTAATTTACGGTCATCGGCAAATTCTATTTTTCGTTTTTGTCCGGTTTTGTCTTTCTTTTCTTTTTTAGGAATCACTATTTTAATTGTTCTATTTTCATCAAGTTCAGTGACGATTGGTTTTACTTTTAAAGTATCGGTAATTCTTTCTAAAGGGTTTTTTCTTCCATCATTCTTTATATCATCACTCATACTTATATATAAATATAAGTTTTTTAATTTAGTGTTTTAAATTATTTTATAATTAATATATATGGTAAAATTAACTAGAAAATATAATAAATCAAAAAAATCAAAAACCATGAAAAAACATAAAGTATCCAAAAAAAATAGGAAATCTAGAAAACAGTGGAAAAAAGGTGGTATGAAAAAAACATTCGCTCCTAGTGAAAATTCTGCTTTTAGACCAATTTCCCATGATGATATTGAAAGTGGTAAAACTGGTATAAGTAAGAATACTCGAAACCCTATTGTTTCTTCATTTTCTTTAGATGAATTCGATTTAGAATCAGGAACACCAATAAAACCATATATTTCACAAATAGAACGTCCTATTTCAGCACCTATAATAAGTTCTTTAACAAGAAATACAAGTACGCCTGTTTTTCAAAAAGTAGAACAAAAAATATTCATTCCAGGAAAAGAAGAAAAAAAAATATCAACCGAAAACTTGTCAAAAATTGAAGAAGATAGTGACGAAGAAATCTTATATGAAAAAAGTAAATACAATGATTATCTTAACAATTACCCATCTGACCCAAATATACCCCCTCCTTTAAGATATGATGATTACATTAAAGAAATATTACTACCTGAAAAAGGTATAAAATACGCAAAATATGGAATACAGCTATATACTTTACCAAATACCGGGAGAGTATATGATAAAAAGGGCAAATTATTTACTGAACAGGACATCAAAATGTTAGAAAAAAAATATAAAGAAACTCCCTTTATTGACCCAGACGATTTGATAGTTGATAAATTAGGTACATTAGGTATATACAAAAACAAAAATGATCCACCTGGTTCTAAAAATATTTATGATAAAGAAGGTTATTTGTTGGATCAAGCCGGACTCGACGCACTACTACATAATTATGCTTTAAAAATAAAAGAAAGAATAAAAAAACAACATCTAAAAAATAATTAAATTACACAGATGAATATAAATCCAACTTTTGAATCGCCTCATTACATGCGATTTGCTCCGCCTTGCGTTTGATTTTATGTTGTCCCTCACCCAGGAATAAAAATATTTTTCCCTCGTTTTTCTCAATATATTCACGAATCGCGCCAAAATTTTTCAATTCGTCAATATGTAATGCCTCTGTTTGACTACAATTATAGACTTGTTGTCCAACGCACAAATAAACTCCCATTTTATATCCATTGTCCACATCATGTTCGATTTCCAAATAATGCGGTGTCACCTTGAACTCCTTTTGGATTTTCACTTGTAAGATGTTCTTGTAATTATCGTCATTTTGAATCAACGCAATCCAGTCAATATGTTTTTCAAAGACATTTTCCACGAATTTTTGTGCGATTTGAAATCCGGGTCCAGTGACAAATATATTTTTAAACCATCCTTCGTCATCCTTCACATCTATCTTGTTGAAATCCAAAAATAGCGCTCCCAAAAACGACTCAAACAGACATCCCAGTTTCTTTAAATTTGTGCGGATTTTCTTTTCCTCTGCGTGTTTAGAAAGAATCAACCAGTTGTGTAGTTTCATTTCTAGGGCAATCTTCCCAATCGCCTCATTCTTGACAATCGCGATTTTCTTTTCGGTCATAAACCCCTCGTTTTCCTTGGGAAATCGGCGGTATAAATAATATTTAGTGACTAATTCCAAGACACCATCGCCCAAAAACTCCAAATTTTCATTCGATTTTGTTTTTAATGGCATACAATCAGGTGGTCTATCCACGATCGTAATATTTTGAGACGCGTTTTCAATATGAGGTCGTTTGGTATAAGACCGGTGAACAAAAGCGCGTTTATACAAGTTCAAGTTGTGAACAATATTGGGAACACCATATTTAGTGAGAATAGATTGAACTTCGCTCAATGTAATCTCCACATTTGCAGGATTGTATGGGTTAAATATTAAACCATCTTCTCCTTTAACAATATCATCGTCGCGTATTATATTTTTGTCGTCTTGATTCATTATGCTGTAACTAGGTGAATAAACTATATATGTATTATTACCATAGCTTTATATTGTTTTCATATATGTTTTATTTTAGGAAACTTACTTTTCTCTCATCACTATGAAAATACTAAATGAAAATATCAAATAAATTATTATAATTTATTATTTTTATATAATATTCCATTCTTTGAAAAAATATAATATTTAAGGTATATATAAATATGCCAGTTGGAATGTTCGTTCAATCAAACCCATATACTAACACTATCGCTTCAAGAACCGAACAAAGTGGCGGTTCACTTGGTGGTAACAAAAAGGCAGGTATTGTCACATTTGGTACTACTTGGCAACAAGGTAACATGGGTAATTACTTAAAACGTGCCCCACAAAGAACCCCATCTTTATTAGTAATGAAATTACTAACTACCAGACGCCCAGTACAAGGTACAAGATACCAAGTATATGCCAGACGTGGTATAATGTAATTTCGTTTTTATTTGGGATATTACCGATTATTTTCATTTAGGAAAATAATACATTTAGTATAAAAATAATTTAATAACTAATTTAGTAATTATATTATTACGCAAAGAATGATAATTAAAGTCGACATCCGTGAACAAGAAATGTTTAAATTAATTAAATACTATTTAGAAATTAGCCCGTCCTACAAAAACATAACTATTGTTAGTGAAAACCTGCCATTAGGTGATGTAATTATTTGTGATGAAAACAATGTTGAAAGATTGATTATAGAGAGAAAAAGTATTCGGGATTTATCATCCAGTATAAAGGATGGTAGATACGAGGAGCAATCGTATCGTTTAAATGGTTCGCCGTTCAGTAATCATAATATTATATATTTGATTGAGGGTGATTTAAATAGTAAATTTTTATTCAAAGACCGTATTGATAAGATTTCTTTATATTCCGCCATGTTTTCATTAAATCATTATAAAGGATTTTCTGTATTAAGGACATTTACTATTGATGAAACCTCTTTAGTGATTTGTAATATGGCGTACAAAATGAAAAAATGTGATGTAGAAAACAAAAAACCTTATTACAAAAATAAGGTTGAAATGTTAACTGAAACTCCTGTATTAAAACCAGTGATATCAGCAACTGAACCAGAAAACACCGATGCGGTTAGTCCAGAGACGCCGGTTATAACAGAACAAAATGTGGATGTTGTTGATAACAATGATACAGAAGCAAACGAAAAAGATTATTGTTCGGTTATTAAAAAGGTTAAGAAAGAAAATGTTACTCCTCAGAACATTGGTGAAATTATGTTGTGTCAAATACCAGGAATAAGCTCTGTCAGTGCAATAGCGATTTTAAAAGAATTTCAAACATTGCCGAATTTATTGAATAAATTAAGAGAAAATAAGGAATGTTTGAATGATGTTTCTTATGTAAATTCCAAAAATCAAACTCGAAAAATAAATAAAACAGTGATTCAAAATATTAAGAAATTTTTATTATGTTAAAATTATTATGTTAAATTTTTATTATGTTAAATATATAGATATATATAAATGTTCGGCGGAGGTGACAGTTTGTTAAAAATAATTGGTATTTTAGTAGTATTGTTTTTATTTTTTTACATGGCAACAAGTGCCTTAAAGATTCAAAATAATATATTGGAAGGTTTTGTAAAAATGACGGATACGTCTGGTTCAAAAACATCAAGTGGTGAACCTAGTACGAATGCTGGTGTCGCGGGGTCTTCTGGAAATGTTGCAAACGGAATTGGAGAACAAACGATTCGAATGCAGGACACCTTTTTAATTAAAAAATACAGAAAAAACTATGAAAATCTTATTATAAATACGGATGAATACGTTAATTACTTGATGTTGGAAAATTTATTAAAACTAAGTACAGACGGAAGTGATGAATCAAATACAAAAAATATTAATATATTAGAAAATATCAATAAATTAAGCGCATCTAAAACATCATTAAATGGAATGATGAAATTTATAGATTCTGTATAAATATTATGTGACGATTTGCGTTTTCACATAATATTTTTTAGGGTTTAAACCCGAATAGCTACCTCATTACCGGCATAATAACCACGGTCAACTAATTCTTGCGTAAATTTTGCGCCACCCCAATTATCATCCATCGCATTTGGACTGTACAATAATCCGTCTTGAGTCTCATCCATTTTGTCTAAAGGAGTGGTTGACCCCACGTAAAAACTAGATTGGTCATA